AGATCCAAATCCTTGGAACATTCGTCAGGCTTGGCGTTGTTGTTTGGTCTGGCTTCATCATAACAATGAATTACGTAGAGTTACCTATGATAAAGAAAGCTGGGAACTCAGATATCACGTTCGTGGCAAGTGTGTTTACGGGAGCCCTGGCTACTTTTGGCTTGTCCACTGGTAATTCTAAAGATAAAGGAACACCCGTCAATTGTCCTATGGCAAAGAAAAAGGAAGAATGAAGAAATGGTTATTACTCTTCCTACTGTTCTCACCCTCGGTAGCAAGAGCCGAGTTAGTCACACCTCAGTTCACCCAGGGGTCGATGAACTCAACAACAACTACAACTCAAGAAATAACGGAGGAAATAACAACCACCACTTATGGCTCCGCATTAAACAAATGGTCTGGGGACAATATAACCCATACCTCGACCTCCTCGGGAGGTATCGCCGATTCAGATTCGGTATTCAATATGACAACAGCAGGCAGCGATTTCTCACTAGAAATAGTAACGAGAGCCGCCAGCCAGGTATTGGAAGTAACAGAGATAGAAAGAACTATCGAAACTACTGCTACTACTACATCCTTGTCTGTCTTCTCGCAATAGGAGTTCCAGCACATGCTGAAGAGGGAGAAACCAACAATACTTCAAACCCTGTGGCAGCAGCTACAGGAAACGTTACAAATCAAGCCGTTCAATTCCAAAACAATGGTGCTCCGAGCCGTCAAGTCTACGGGCCAAACATATCTTGTAACGGTGCAACAATGACCTTTAGCCCATTTTATATGGGCAATCATACAACACCATTCGATGATGAGATGAATCAATCCAGCTATACTGTAGCTGAGAACTGGGGAGCACAGATTAACTTCATGGTTCCCCTAGATGGTTCACTTGTTGAACGATGTAAGTCTATTGCTGCAAGGCAAGAGGCTAAGATGGCTCTAGACTATGAATTAGTTAGAGCTAAAGAATGCGCATCATTGCAGCAGAAAGGTTTCATGATACGTCCTGGTACACGTGTGTATCATATGTGTAGTGATATCATTCCTATAGCTGCATTCAAAGCGGAAGTTGCCAAAGCTCAGGCTGCAGCGCTTCCACCTCAACCACCTAAACCTTGGTGGCATACACTAAACCCCTTTAAAAGAAAATGATCCTAGTAATCAAGCCCATCCTATTCGCCTTCTTGAAGTCAGATTCAGTTAAGAAGCTTGTAGTCGATCTATTAGAAGCCTATGTTGCTAGAACTGACAACAAACTAGACGATCAAGCACTTAAAATTGTAAAAGATAAACTATTCTCATGAAAGACGGTACAGGAAGAGAATTCGATGATGACCTGACTACTTTTCTACTATGGTGGAAAGATGCAGGAGAACGAATTAATACACCTTTAAATAGATCCATTCATTTTGTAGAGAATTTAACATCAACATGTATCTATAGACACGAACCATTTCAAGTTGAATTTGTTACAGTTAAACCTAATACTTATATCCCACCCCATACGCATCCTAATGTTGATTCATATGAAGTAGCACTTAGAGGTATAGAATTTTACTCAGACGGTAAAACTGTACTTCCTATGTGGTTTGCTAATCAACCAGATCCTAATAGTAATCTATCGATTGCTCATTATAATGTAGTTCGAGTCCTGCCTGATTCAGAGCATTCAGCAAAAGCAGGTCCAGAAGGTGGTTGCTTCCTGTCAGTTCAGCAATGGTTGAACGGAGTAGAGCCCTCCGCAGTCGGTATGGACTGGAAAGGCGGTTCATCTATGGGTGAAGGCCATGACTCACAAATAACTTCCACAGAAGAAGCAAATGAAAGCAACGGAGCAGCAGTTTAACGAGCTGCATAACCTTGTCACTAAAGAATTTCTTAAACGAGTAAAGAGTGGTGAGGCATCTACCCAAGATTTGAAAGCAGCCTGTGACTGGCTCAAAATAAATGATATTAGTGGTGTAGCTTATGAAGGTAATCCATTGGATAAACTTTCCAAGGTTCTACCTAAAGTAGATCCTGATCTAGTACATCGGAGGCTTTATGGCAAAGTCAACCGCTGAATACTACAGAAACAATGAAGCTGCTCGTAAAAGACGGCTAGAACAACAGAAGCGTTACCAAAAAACCAAGAAAGGTAAGGCTATTAAGAATAATGCGAACAAATTAAACCGTAAGCTCGGTACTTATGGTAACGGTGACGGACTAGATGCTTCCCATTATAAGGGTAGTACTACAAACGGTCGGTTACTAAAGGCTTCAGTAAACCGTAGAAGCCGTCTTAAAGCAAAAAAATCTACTAAAGGTAATTAATTATGGCATGGGGCGGATCAACCGGACAGGTTGCACAACAAACACAAAAGAGGAAAAAAAAGAAAGCTGCAGCAGATGAAAAAGCAGCATGGCTGAAGAAGACTCGTAATAGCCCAGCTGCTAGATCAGGAGCTTTCTCTGATGATGAAAGATGGGCAATGCATAAGAAAAGTAGAAGCAAGGCTACATCCAAACCAAAGACTTCTAAATCATCAACAAGTGAAGTCAAGCGTCCTGTAGGCGGTATAGGTGGCCGTAAATCTCGTTATTCACAAGGCGTTAATACTCCTGAAAAGCGGGCAGCAGATAAGAAGAGGCAGGATGAAAGGGAAACTCGTAAGAAAGAAAGAATAGCAAGATCTCAGGCGAAAGGTAGGAGAAGAGGTACTGGTGTAAGGACAAGTTCTAAATCTACTCCTCAGAAGAAGAAGAAAAGATCTAATCTTAGAATAACCACTTGGCGTGATTTGGAGTGATAATCTATGCCGAAAGTATTAGCTGAAGTAGGTCTACAAGGCGGTAAATTTCTTATTGAAAAAGCTGGTAAAGCTTTAGGTAAAAAAACCACTAAGAATGTTGTAAAACAAGGTTTTGAAGAGGTAGGGGGAGTTAAAATGCCCCCTCAACATATGGACTTTTTACGAAACCATAATACACTACATCCTGAAGATATCGGAAATGTCAATAGATTATTTGAAGGAACAAAGGGTCCAGATTCAGAAGATGCTTATGAAGGATTAAATGACTTCTTACATACTGGTATGTTCGGTAAAGCTGAATCAGATAAAATAACATCTAATGCACTTGCAAATCCTGGTCGTAAAGTTGCTAATGTTACTCCACAAAAATCTTGGAATCTTTGGGATGAGATAACATCCGATGAAAATGTTGCGAAGTATCAAGAACTGTCAGATAATAATCCAGGTAATTTCGTAGATGACGGATTAGCTTTTCAAAATGAACTCCAATTAGGAGAAAATAGTAATCTATATAAATATCTTAATGAGCAAGGTAATGAGGTAAATGCTGAATTTGCAGCGTTTCTTCAAACAGTTGATCCTGAAACTAGAGCTAGTTATATAGATCTTCTTATTGAAGCTGCAGATGATGATGAGTTAGCTCAAAAAGTTTTACGAGATCAATTTGAATCATTAAAAACAGAAAGGCGACCAGCATCTCAAATTACACAAGAAGGTGGTGAACGTATTACACCTGACTTAATAAACCTAAGTAAAGAAGCTGAAGGTATTATGGATGAAGGTGCTGCAAAACTTGCAGTACGTACAGGCCAAGACAAAGCTACAAGTATACTGTCCACTAGTCCTGAACTTATTTCTGGAGATGCACGTATTTATAATCTAGAAGGTAAAGCTAGGGATATTTACAAAGAATATGAACAGCTTTTAGAAGGTGTCGATGCACCTGCATTACAATGGCATCATAAATTTCAAAAAGCAGTTTCAACACCTTATTTTAAAAGGGCATGGGAATTAGTAGATGCTGGTGAGGCTACTGTAGAAGATATCATAGCTCTACACAGATATGCTTTAGATCAAGGTGTAGGAGCTGGAGATAGATTATCAGCAATTATGATGATCGAAAGGATTCCTCATACTGAATTACATAATTTCGCAAAGGCAATGGGTCTTCAGCCAAGCCAAGCTAAAGTTAAAGGTACAAAAATTTCGAAAACTGGACAAAGAACTAGAAGATTACCTTCTTCAAATAGCGAGCAAAAAGCAATTGCAAATAAAATTAGTAAAATTGGTACTATAGCAGAATTAGCAGAAGAATTCCAAGGTGCTGTTAAAAATGCTACTGCGATGACTGAAGAGGGAATGATGATCCAACAAGCTTGGAGAGAAATCCCTATATCAGAAAGAAGTCGTTTGGTACAGCTTCATAATAAACGTGGTGTACAAGAAAAGCTATTACGTAAAAATAATCGTAAAAAACTATCTCAAGACGAAATTCTTAAAGCCGAAACTGAATACGAAAGGCTTAATGCAAAATATAAAAAAGTAAAAGATAGACTTATTGAGATGATGAAAAAGAATAGAAGTGCACAAAATGTTGTTGAAAAAGTACCGTTTAGTAAATCAGAAGGAACTTAACTATGGCAGCAGGAGGAAAACGAAAAGGCAAGATGAAAGCTTCGCCTAAAGCTAAGACAATAGCTGGACTAAGAGAAATCTCACCAGGTGTTATGGTGAATAAAAAATATAAGCCAGGTAAAGATCCAGCTCTAGATAAAGTTATTAAAGATTTAAAAGGAGATCCAACCAAATTCGATTCAAGTGGATTTGGCGATCGTTGGAAAGTATGACAGATGTTGTAACCGCCCTACAAGAAGACTTCAAGCTGTTTCTCCAAGCCTTATGGGAACAGCTTGATCTACCATCTCCTACTAGGGCTCAATATTCGATTGCAGACTATTTGCAACATGGACCAAAGAGATTACAGATCCAAGCCTTTCGAGGTGTTGGTAAATCTTGGATTACTGGCGCTTTTGTGCTTTGGACACTCTTTAAAGATCC